CCGCCTTTTCTTTTTTGCGTTATATTAAACTTTCCCTGACAGTCACAATTTCGTGACTGACATTGGCCCCGACAGGAGAAACACCCATGGCTCAAACAACATTTACCGGAATAGTCCGGTCAGAAAACGGTTTTTCAGATATCACTAAAAATGCTACTACTGGAACCGTAACAACTAACTCTACTTATGCAACTGATGCCACCGTTGGTGGAAATCTAGTTGTAACTGGCACTACAAAACTTGTATCTGCTGTAACCGGCAAGTTCATTAAGCACGTTGGTCATGCTCCCGGAGTTACTGTTAACTCTACCGCAGGAGACAGCCCTACTATTGCTACATTTGTACAGCCTGCAAACACCATCATCACAGACATTAAAATCTTTTGTGTTACTGCTCCAGTTATTGGGTCAGGTGATATTGGTTATGAAGTTGGAACTTCTTCTTCTGGCGCACAAATTGTTGCGACTCAAGCTGATGAGATTCTAGATGCAGGAACAACTGTTGTTGTCGGTAACGTAACATTAACCGCCCTAGTTGTACAAACTCAAGATGCCGCAACTGCTCCCGCTTCTGTGCAATATTCGGCAGTGGCTCGCAACATCTTCTGTAACATTACTAACACTGTTAATGCTACTACAGCAGGATCGTTTACTTTTATTATTGAGTACGTTCAAGTAGCGTAATTGTTAAATATTAAGGGGTGCAATGCGCCCCTTTCTTTTAGGAGAATATAATGGCTGATGCAGTCGCAACACAAATTTTATCGGACGGACCTAAGTTTACTGTTTTGAAGTTGACTAACGTTTCAGACGGCTCAGGCGAAGCCGCCGTTGTTAAAGTAGATGTTTCAGGTTTAGAAGCCAGTGCGGACGGAGACGCTTGTACCGAAGTAGTTATAGAGCGTATTTGGTGGCAGTGTATAGGAATGAAAGTACAAATTCTTTGGAACGCTTCTACAAACCTTTTTTGTATAGAGCTTGGTGAGAATCAAAGTGGTGAGCACGATTACACCGTCTTTGGTGGGCTTACAAATAACGCAGGCGGTGGTAAAAACGGAGACGTTTTGTTTACTACTGTAGGCCACACCAGTGCCGACACGTACACTGTAATTCTGTATCTTCGGAAGAAGTTTGCGTAACAAGTATGGCAACTACTAAAGACACAAAAAGGTTACCTTCTGGAAGGATTAGTTATCGCGGTGAAACTTTTGCCGGGTTTAATAAGCCTAAAAAGACGCCTAATAAATCTAAAAAAAGTGCCGTATTAGCTAAAAAAGGAAGTGAAGTTAAGCTTGTTCGTTTTGGTGACCCTAAAATGAGTATTAAAAAGGATCAACCGAAACGAAGAAGCAGTTTCCGGGCTAGACATAGTTGTGATACAGCTAAAGACAAATTTTCTGCAAGATACTGGTCTTGTAAAGCTTGGTAAATATAAAACATACTAATTATAAATTGAGTTAAACATGGGGCCTGAATTTTATACGTTTGGTATAGAAAAACAAATTTGCGACGAGATTAAAGCGTGGTCTAAAAATGTTGTAGAAAAGCCTAATCCTTATTTTAATAATCTGCCCTCTTGTCCGTATGCTAGACAAGCGTGGAAAACAGATAAAGTTTCGTTTTTATTTAAAAAAGATAGTGGATTTCAAGACTTGTATACCGTCGTTAGTTCGTTTAACGATGAGTTAGACCTTGTTATGCTTGTTGACTTAGCCTTTGAGAAAGATCCCGAGGCTTTTCACGCATATTTAGAAGATTTAAATACTGTAATTTCCAACGGAATGTTTATAGACAAGGACATTTGGTTAATGGGTTTTCATCCATATGATGAAGAAAACGATTACATTGACGACAGCACGTTTTTGAGTGCGGTCGAACAAGAATATGCTATTATATTCATACAGCGCCTTTCTAAGTTACAAGAATCGGCAGACATGATTGCCAAAAAAGGCTATTATGATCAATACTTTGAAGAATATGACGCTGACGCAATTTTTAAAAAACGTGAAAACTTTTACAGGAGATTACACAATGGCTATGAAACCTAAGAAAATGATGAACGGCGGCGCTATCGGTGGTAAAAAAATGGTTAAACCTATGCGAGCCGGCGGTCGTGCCGGGGGCACTAGTGCTGTTAAAGGCGCTGTTAAGAAAAAGAAGAAGAAGTAATGGCCGGGGCAAAAAGAGGCTTATACGCTAACATTGCCGCAAAAAAAGCCCGTATAAAGGCCGGTTCTAAAGAAAAGATGCGGAAGCCCGGCACAAAAGGGGCTCCTACCTCCAAAGCTTTTACGGAATCGGCTAAAACGGCTAAGAAAAAACCAGTAAAGCGCAAATAGGGCTAACAAATGGCTGTTTCCGGAAGCACCGATTTTGAACTCGATGTTACAGAGTACATTGAAGAGGCGTTTGAGCGTTGCGGCTTAGAAGTTCGCACGGGCTATGATTTAAAGAGTGCTAAACGTTCTTTAAACATAATGCTTGCTGAATGGGCAAATCGTGGCCTTAATGCATGGACTATTAAGCAACGGACTCAAGCTTTAACGGCGAATGACGGTCTTTACGACTTGTCTACCGATATTATAGACGTTTTATCGTTAGTTTGTAGGCGAGACGGCACTGATTACTCCTTAGAACGGCTTAGTAGGGACGATTATTTGTCTATTCCTAATAAAACGACTACTGGAAGACCTAATCAGTTCTTTTTAGACCGTTTAACTACCCCTATTTTAAAGCTTTGGCCCGTCCCAGAGAACGCTACGGACGTTATTATCTATGATGCGTTAACTAGAATAGATGACGCGGATACTCCGACCAACACTTTAGCCGTTCCTTTTCGGTTTTACCCTTGTTTAGCGGCCGGATTGGCATATTATATTGCTGTAAAACGGGCTCCAAACAGAGTTCAAATTCTAAAAGGACTGTATGACGAAGAATTCGACCGTGCTTTATCAGAAGATAGGGACCGGGCGTCCTTTAATATTATCCCGGCTCAAGCATACCATAGGAGTTAATCATGCCTAAGTTTGCTACGGGAAAGAAGTCGTATGGAATATCGGACAGATCGGGTTTTCGGTATCGTTATCAAGACATGAAAAAAGAATGGAACGGTGCTTTAGTTGGTAAAGATGAATTTGAGCCAAAACATCCGCAATTAGGACCGTTTCGCAAGGTTTCAGACGCACAAGCCTTGAAAAATGCGCGTCCAGACAGAGTAGAGCCGCTAGATGTCTACGTGGGAATACCTACCGTAGAACTTCCCGGCCCTGTAAATCTTATATCTTTTGGTCAAGTTGGAACGGTAACGGTGGTTATATGAGTTTTACTTATTCGGCGCTAAAACAGGCGCTTCAAGACTACACAGATAACAACGAAACTTCTTTCGTCACTAATCTGCCTATATTTATTACGCAAGCCGAAGAGCGTATTCTTAAAAGCGTTCAACTAAGTCTATTTAGGAAAAATGTACTCGGCGGATTAACTCAAAATAATCGGTTCTTAGGAGTCCCGAGCGACTTCTTAGCACCATATTCTCTATCTTTTATAGATGCTAATAACAAACACGTGTTTTTACAGTTTAAAGACTCTGATTTTGTTGAATCTTTTAGCCCTAATGAGTCTACTACGGGAAATCCAAGATTTTACGCGGTCTTTGATGTTGACAACTTTGTTATAGGCCCTACACCAAATGCTTCGTATAGTGTAGAATTAAATTACTTTTACCGACCTATTAGTTTGACTCTTGCCGGTGAGGGTGGAACAACGTGGATAAGTGAAAACGCTGAGATCGCTTTGTTGTATGGGGCTTTGTTAGAAGCTTATATTTATATGAAGGGTGAACCCGACATAATGGCTATGTATGAAAAAAGGTTTGCCGAAGCAATTTCTGGAATGAAACTGTTTGGCGAAGCAAAAGAAGTAACGGATGAATACCGTACTGGACCCGTGATAAGGCCGAAACAATGAGCGCAGAAGTATTAGAATTTAATCCCGTTAAGAAATTTATGGTAGATGTTCAAACTACTAGCGGACGCGGTTTTACCCCGGAAGAAGTTGCAGAAAGGTGTGCAAATAAAATTATTGCTATTTCTGACGACGCTAACCCGGCAATTAGGGCTCAAGCTCATGCGTTTCGTGGGCAGATACTTAAAACCCTAGAATTTTATATGCGTGAAGCTATCCGGTCGGATAGAACAACGGTATCTAATACTTTAACTGACGCAGGCCAAACAGAGCTTGCTAAACTAATAAGGAAACTGTAACCATGGCTTTTAACGGAAACTTCATGTGCTCTAGCTTTAAGCAACAATTGCTATTGGGTGTTCACGACTTCGACGCTTCAAGCGGCGATACATTTAAAATTGCGTTGTACACCAGTTCTGCAACTCTTAATGCGTCAACAACTGCCTATGCGACGACTAATGAGACCAGTGGCACTAACTATACCGCAGGTGGTCCGGCATTAAACCCCGTAGACCCTACTCTTTCTGGAACAACGGCACTAACTGATTTTGCTGACGAAACTCTTTCTAACGTCACCATTACTGCCCGAGGCGCGTTGATTTACAATTCTACGCCTAACACCACTTCTGTTTCTTTAACTAACCCGTCTGTGGTAGTTTTAGATTTTGGTGCGGATAAAACGGCAACTTCTGGGGACTTTACAATAGTTTTCCCTACGGCGGATGCTAGTAATGCGATTATCCGGATAGCGTAATGGCTGATGTAGTCGTAGGCTATAAAGGGTGGAACTCTTCTAGTCAAGCATGGAACGGCGGCGGATGGGGTCTAGATGTAGCACTTACGGCGGCTACTGCTAGTGGCGGCGCGGTTACGACTACGGCAGATGCTAACGTTACGGTTGGCGGATTAGCCGCAACTTCGAGTGTAGGCGCTGTTACAATTACGGCAGACGCTAACATTAGTGTTACCGGACTTGCCGGGACAGGGGCTGTTGGCGCGGTTACGACTACCGCCGATGCGAATGCATCTGTTACAGGTTTGCAAGCCACTGCTAGTGTAGGCAGTGCTCAAGGTAAGGCTAACGCCGATGCGGCGGTAACGGGTTTGCAAGCCACGGGTATTGTGGGCAACGCGCTTATTTATGGGCGCATTGTGCCTAATCAAAATCCAGATTATAATAATCTCACAC